ACATAATTAGGAATCTTAAATGAGCACATATCTAGAACTTTGTCAGGACATGGCGCGGGATATTGGAATACCGGGAACAGGGCCATCTAGTATTACGCCTACGGCGGAAGAAGAGAAGGACGTTGTACGGTATATAAAAGACGCTGACAGGGATGTCCAGAACACGTGGTTTAACTGGGACTTTTTATGGGCTGAGTATTCCACAACTACATCATCTGGTACTTCCACTATTACCTCTCCAAGTGATCTCGCTCAATGGAACATTGATTCCGTTGTTTATGATCCCACTGCAGAGAATTGGCAACCCTTAGAGTTTGTTCCTTGGAAGAACTATAGGGAGGACTACAAGTATGGGACAGTAGACAGCGCTGTACCTGAGGTTTTCTCAATAAAGCCAAGCAACGTAATGGACCTTTACCCAACACCTGATGCTAGTACTACACTAACTGCTGAGTATTGGCAGACCCCTACTGATCTATCTGCTGATGACAGTGTGTCGGTTATTCCAGTGCGATACCATAGGATAATTATATGTAGGGCAAAGATGTTCTATGCAGAACAGAACGATGCTGCTGAAGTAATGGCAGGCTCTGCCTCTGAGTTTAATGATTTACTCTTGAAGTTGGAAGCCGATCAGCTTCCGGGTCAGAGGAACAGAAGGTTCTCGTTAGTTCAGAACCTTAAGGACTATACGGTAGTTCCTGAATGACATATCGCCCGAAGATACAGGAAGGAAATACACAGACCCAGTACTTTCCTTTTTCCGGTGGTTTGAATATTGTTGATCCGGTTCTTTCTATTGAACCGGGAGAATGCATTGCTGCAAAAAACTTTGAAGTAGACATTCGTGGAAGGTATCATAGGCTAGACGGGTATGAAAGGAGTGATGGGCAAGTATTGCCCTCTGCAATAACTCTGTATAGGATTCCTTTTACCACTGGGTATGCTAGAGATTTAGTGTTTGGCACGTCCTTTAGTACTGCATTCGATATGCAAATCCCATCCGTAGGGGATTTAGTAAAGGGAGAAACAAGTGGCGCTATAGGCTCTATATTGAGTGTCAGTGTAGAGGATGTAACCGGGGATTCATCTGCCGGTTCGTTTTTTCCTTTAACTGCATTCTCAAATTCTTTCAGTACAGCAGAATTCCGCGCTTCAGGTAGAGACGGGAATGCAGAGGGATACGTGTATTTTGTGGTAAGAACCGGAACTCTTGAGGACGGGGAAACACTATTTTTTTTAAACAAGAACAGCGCATTCGGAAGCGCCTTTAATGTGGAGTATAAATAATGGGAACACCAACAGCATTAAGAAAGACTAGGGCAGTCCTGACTGGCACTAGCTTTGCTGATAATACGACTGGCGCTATCACTGCCCAGATGGTCAGACAATTTACAGAGTCTGGAATGGGCGGGTATGCAACTATATGCGCTAAGGCCGGAACACCGGCAAGTCAAGCCGTAGCATCAGGAGCAACAGCAACAATAGATTGGAATGCGGGTAGTACGGGAGCCGATGCGGTCGATGATACAGGAACAGTCTCTTCAACAACTGTAGGCACCGATGCAGATTTTGCTAATGATAGGATCAGAATATATGATAAAGGATTCTTCATGGTTAATCTGGGGGTTAGTTTCGTTCAGACCGGAACTGATACTGTAATATGGACATTCAGAATTGCAACGCAAGATACCGGAGGCTCAGTGGTTTATCCGGGGTATGATGCTGCAGTTCAAAAAGTGGCTGCAACTCTGGATAACATGGCATCTGCTTCTGGGATCATAGATACTACTGGCCACACTACTTATACGGATGTATTGGCGCAAGTTAAAAATGGACATGGGAGTAATTCAGAAAACTTCCAAATGCATTATGGACAATTATCTGTATTTAGGGTTGGATAATGGGCCTTCTTGCTACCGCTCTTTCTTATGGTCCTCCGGTATTAAGAGACATATATAGCGGTTCTTCCATTGTTGCTGAAGCGAAGATAGCAATAGAAGACCAGAGAGATGATATTAATGTAGTTCCGGGTGAAGGCAGTGTTGTAGGAGTATGGGGATATAGCGGAGATACCTATGCCTTTAGAAATAAGGTAGGCGGTGCAACCGCAGGGATGTATAAAGCCACTACTACAGGATGGACTGAAGTAGACTTGGGGACCGCTTTAAATTTTGATGGAACCACGGTTAGTGGTGAGATGGTTGTTGGCGCAGTTTTAACGGGCGCAGGAGGCGCTACCGGAACAATAGCAGGAGTTACTTATTATGGTAACTGGGATATTGGGGCATCAGGTACAGTAGTACTAACAGGTATAAGCGGGACTTTTGTTGATAACGAGAACCTCTCTTGTCCTACTATATCCTTTGATGGTGGTGCGAATGAGATACAAGAAAATGACGTTATAGTTGGTGCGAGTTCCGGCAAAACAGCAACAGTAAAGAAGATTCAGGTTGCAAGCGGCGCATGGTCAACAGATGACGCTGCAGGATATCTTTCAGTCACTGGTAACACAGGGACATGGACAGATGGGGAGACGATACAGGTTCTTGGTGGAGACAGGGCTGATATAAATGGTTCTGGCCAACCCTCTTCTCAAACGATAGCTATTGCTAACGGAACACAGTACGGCCAGACACTGCAGCCGAGCGGCTCCTACAATTTTGTAAACTTTAACTTTGCAGGGACTGATGGTCTTGAGAAGATGTATGGGGCCAACACTGTAGATAATGCCTTTGAATATGATGGGACTACGTTTGTAAAGATAGTAACAGGTATGTCTACAGACACGCCTAAGTATATTGAGGTGTTTAAAAACCACCTGTTTCTCACCTTTCCAAAGGGTTCGTTACAGAGTTCAAGTTACCAGTTACCAACAATATTCAGCACTACAGCGGGTGCTTCTGAGATAGTCGTAGGGGATGAGTTAACCGGGCTATCAGTTCAGGCCAAGGATGCTATGTCTATTTTTGGCAGGAACAATATATACGTCTTGTACGGCTCATCTACTGCGGATTGGGCCTTGACTACATTCTATACAGGTTCCGGGGCTGTAGACGGCACCGTACAAAAGATGCAGACGACTATATTCCTAGATGACAGAGGGATAACGTCTGTTCAATCTACGCTGAACTATGGTGATTTTAAACAATCCATTGTATCGCAGAAGGTCGATCCTCTTGTTCAGAAATACAAGGATAGTATAGCGGTATCATTGAGAGTCAGGGATAAGAACCAGTACCGACTTTATTTCAACGATAAGACTGGTGTGGCCATGACATTTATAAATGGCAAGAACGAGGGGATACTCCCCTTTACTCTGCTAGATCAGATAGTCTGTGCATGTTCTGCAGAAGATTCAAATGGTGATGAGGTATTGTACGGTGGGTTCGATGACGGGTATGTACGCAAGATAGATTCCGGCACCTCCTTTGATGGAGGAACTGTTGATTCATTCGTAAGGCTCTCATACTTTCACTACGGAACCCCTCAACTCAAGAAGAGATTCAGAGAGATTCTATTGGAACTTGCTGCTGATACAAGCACCACCTTGAATGTATATCCAACTTTTAATTACGGAGACGGGACATTGCCAGTCTCTAGCGCATATGAGATAGCAGTCACTAATGACGAGTGGAACGTGGACGATGTCAGTAATGACACGTTAGGTGTGACTGTGGTGGACAAGGCGAGAGCAAGAATCAGTGGGCAGGGAGAGAACATGGGTATCCTTATAAAGAACAGTTCCATCTATGACAAACCAGTTACCTTACAGGGCGCTGTTGTGCAGTACTCTGACAGAGGATTGAAGCGATGATCAAACATGTATTCAGATGGGAAGATGAGTGGCGAATCAAATCACGGATGGAGCCATGGATTTGTTATATAGGGCTGACCCCTGAAGAAGAAAGGGCTGCTGCGGCTCAATCCAAAGCGAAACACGCCAAAGAGAGAAAGATGAAGGCTGAGGGATGGACGTTAAGGAACGTCACTAGCGGTAAGTCAGGTGATGAGGTATGGGTTGCGCCAAGGAAGAAGGCAGCAGTAAAGAAGGCAGTAGTAAAGAAGGCAGTCGTTAAGGCCCCTCCAAAAAAAGCGAAATCTAAGTCTGTCGCTACCGCTGCAGCCGATCCCGCACCACCACCACCGCCCAAGAAGAAGATCAGTGAGACTCATCCTCCCCCTAAAGAAACACCAAAGTTCAGGGGACCTGCACATGATCCAGATGAATCTATAACTCCAAAGCATATAACTCTTGATCCTGTAAAAGATGAAGAGTTTGTAGAGAATAGAATTGCTTCTATGCTTGATAAGAACAGTCCTTTGTTTAGACAAGCAGCAGAATCCTCTCTGAGGCAGCAGGCAGGAAGAGGGCTTGGTAGGAATACCTCCATGGCCCAAGAAGAAGTTATGAGGGCTGTAATGGCTGTAGCGGGGCCTATTGCCGAAGCAGACTCTAGAATGCTTGAGCGCCACAGGGAACTGAACAATAAGGCCTATCACCAAGAGATGAATACCCGTCTTCAGGGTGTTATTCAAAAAACTCTCCAACATATTGCAGGTGGTTATCAGATTCAGGCTGCTGAGATCGATAACGTCAGGAAGATATGGGAAGCACAACTCAACGCTGACTTGAAAGAATACGGCATAGACGTTCAAGCCGCATCATCTAAATATTCGGTTGACGTTGGGTTTGAGAAAACAAAATATGTAACTGACATGCAAGAGAGATTAGGCATGGAAGGGGTAAAAGTTAACGCTGCTAATATTCTTTCTGGTATAGAAGATAACGCAGAGGCCACTGCTTTTATATGGGACTTAATATTTGGAGACAACAAATCCCCCGGTGATTGGATAGAGAAGTGGAAAGGTGGATGGGACCAATGACAGAAAGTGAGGCTTGATGATTAGGGCTGCAGTTCCCCATGATATCCCCCACATAATAAGAATCTGCAAAGAAGCCCACGAACTATCTGTCTCTAAGGGAGTTCCCTTGGATGAGGGTATTCTCAAGAAGAATATACAGATTTGCATCCTGTCTGCAGAGCACCTAGTTAATGTCGTAGAAACAGCCGGTGCAATAGAGGGTGTGTTTATTGGCGTTACCAACCAACTGTGGTACTCCAGAAAGAAGCAAGCCGCTGATCTCTTTTTCTATGTGACAGAGAAAGGAAAGGGTTGGGGGTCTAGTTTGTTACGACGTTATATACAATGGGCTAGGATGAATCGCGGAGTAGTCGAGATTAACCTTGGTGTCATGTCAGGTATTGGTGATATGGATAGAACAAAGAAACTATACGAGAGATTGGGAGCCGTAAAGGTAGGTGACAGTTACGTCTTACCCAAGGAGAAATAAATGGGAAGCATTGTAAAGACAATAGGAAAGGCCATAAAGAAAGTAGGCAAGATTCTTAAGAAGATTGCCCCAGTCCTTTTAGTAGCCGCCGCTGCCTACGTTGGCTACGGCTACATGACTGGCTTCCAAGCAGGAGGGTGGCCACAGATTACAGAGTGGGGTAAGTCTTTAATGGGTGGGGTTTCTCAGGGACAGACCTTATCCCAAGCGGCTAACGCTGCAGTAGGCGGTGCGACACCCGGCGCTGCTACTGGTCTTGGCGCTGATGCTGCTACTGGCCTTGGTGCTGATGTTACTACTGGTCTTGGCGCAACCACTGATGTAACGTCCTCCGCTCTTCCGGGTAGCACCCCGTATGAATCTATGGGTATGGGCATGGTTGATCAGGAGGCATATCCAGACCCCTCTATATTAAGCGACATGGCGGAAGGGAAACAAGGCCTGCTTTCCCAAGGGATACAGCTTAATAAGAATCTCTTCCCTTATAGCACACCATCTGTAGAGAAGGACACATGGATGCAGACGGTTGTAGGGTCTTTGAATCCTGTTAGTTCAGCGCAAGCGGGAGTTCTTCCTAATAGATTACCTAATGCAATAGGCCCCATGATTCCTGTAATGAATGAAGATGCGACAAGACTCTCTGTGCCTTTGATGAATCGGTTGGGCGGAGGCGAAGTGCCGATAGTTCCGCCTAACCAAAATCGTGTCGATTTAACCCCTAGATTAGAACCACTTGTACCCAGTACTGGCGCTAGTACCCCCTCTAGCGCTGTCGCTAGTGCAGCTACACCGGCGGGTGGATACATGCCCTATGATTATGGGGCTGATCAGTATGGCGGTATGTCTGCGACAGGACTCATGGGTTCTCACGCTACTGATCCGGGATTTTTGCCAAAATTAATGAGCATGGGAAAAAAGGCATGGGCGCTATACAAGAAGATGTGGGAAGATAATCCCGGCATGGCTATGTGGACAACGACTAATGTGGTCCGAACCATTGCTGCACTTCTTAATACTTCAGAGGCAGAGGAGCGAGAAAGAAGCAGGTATGTCGCAGGATTTAAGCCCGGAGGTTGGGATGAAGTAAGGGAAAGATATGGGGGCAGAATACCCGGAACTACTGGAGCAATGGCAAGTAATAAACCCAGACCAAGCGCAGGGTTGAACACAGGAAGGAAGCCGATTGAAGGCGTGAGAACTTCTGCTATTGATAACAGGCCACCGGGTCTTCTAGGATCACGACCACAGAGGGCGCTAGGATGATCGGAAATGGACACACAGAACCTGCCACACCTAATGATGAGAAGCAGGCAGAGATATTAATATCAAATGTAGAAGAATTCATCTACGACCCAGAGGTTCAGCAGCAGCTACTTGCCAAGATGGGGGAAGGTGACCCTGCCAGTGCAATAGGCGGCATTACTGGCCAGTTACTGCATATGCAGATGGTCGTAGCGGATGGGTCTGGACAGGAACTTTCAAGAGACATTCTCCTAGCTGTAGCTGCCGAGGTGATCAATGCTCTTATAGAGATGGCAATGCAGGAAGGAATCATACAGGTGCAGGGAGAACAACAGCTTGAGCAGATACAGGGCGATGCCCTTATCGCAGCGGTTGATGCTTACATGCAGCTTGGTGATTCAAAGGTTAACGGCGAGGCCGCATCTCGTATGACTGAGGGTGTTATGGGAGGCCAGATGGATTCTCCTGAGGCGCAGCAAGGCATGATAGGGAACATGGTAGGCCAACCACCACAGCAAGGCCCACCACAGCAAGGCCCACCACAGCAAGGACCGCCAACGGGTGGCCCACCAATGTCGGGAGGGACGCCTAATGGCTATTGATTGGGGGAATGTAGATAAGGCCGCTGCTATATGGCAACCAATGGCCGGGCATCTTATTGCGAGTAAGGCTGCAGCTAAAGCAACCGCTATGGACACTGCCAAGTGGCAGGCGGAACAACAAATTGGGGCATACAAAGTAGGCGTAGAGCAGTTAGGCTCTCGTCTAGAGTCGATGGAAAATGCTATTACGAGTGGGGAGTTCGAGCAGGATAATCCGGGCAATAGGAAGATGTACGCTGATCTTTTTACTGCAACTAGGAACGCCTATATCGACTATGTTAGGGCCACCGGCGGGGATGTTGTTGAACCCGCTGAGACAGACATTATAAAGTTGGTGAATGCTGTCTTTGATACCACTGAAAAGCAACATCCCAAAGCTAACCATGCCGACCTATTAAAATGGGGGAACAAAGGCGGCGCTTATGGTGAGTTTATAAAAAGAATAGACGAGAGTGTTGATCCTATGGTTGCGTTCCACGTTTGGAACGGCTTGTGGAAAGAAAGATACCCAGAAGGTGGGAAGGACTTTGATGCAGGAGAGGGGGAGATAAAAAAACTTTCTCCTGCAGGTATAGTTAGCGGGGCTTTAGGTGGTTTTTCTGATGTTGCTGTGGGGATGTGGAAAAGAGCAGGAGAGGCTCTTAGCTCTTTTTGGAGATTGGAGAACAGATTTTCCCCCATGACCGAGGAAGATTGGAATGAAGGAAGAATAGAAAGATGGCTAGATAAAGTCCTCAATGTAAAATCCCGAGAGGGTCCAATCCGTTCAGTAAATGAGCTAATGGACCACCAGTACACCCCTGAAGGAGTCTCCATAATGGGGGGTACTATTGTTGGCGGCCCCTCCGGTCTGGATCGGATGATGGGAACAACTGGGATGATAAACTTTGATTTCTCCGATGAAGAGGTTGTTTCCCCTGAAAGATTAGAAAAATCTGTCGCTTCCTTAGAGGGAATGGAAGAACGTGCAGTCGAAAGAGAACAGGCTGAAAGACAACAGCCTAAGGAGCCTATGTCTACGCTTACTACAGATGCACAGGTATTCTTAGCAAAATTGTTAGATTACTTAACAGCATATGGAGAAGATGAGGCGCAGATTCTGCTATCTGCAGAGTTTCAAGAATTATCCCCCTCATCTAAACAAGAAATAGTTGAATACTTAAAAGAATCTGAAGCCTTCGCCTAAGATTTAAGAGGAAAGTTTATGGCCATAAGAATGCCAACAACTCCGACGTTGCAGTATGCCGCCCCAGAAAGGGGGGATATTGGAATAGCCTTTGAAAAAGGAACGAAATCTTTATTCGGTTCTGCCGGAATCACCTTTAGCGGAATGGGTGGTGATTTCTTAAAGACAGTCGGCCTACAAGAGATGGGCCAGAATTGGATTGGAGATGCCTATGCCAGTGGCATACTAATGGGCATGGACATGAACGAACTGGATGAACAGCTTAAAGGCCCCCGCACAGTTCGTGATATAGACGATTGGAAAGGGGCCGTTGCTTGGGGATTGAATTCTGTCTCCGAGCAGATACCTACCTTAATGGCGCAGTTTGGTCCCGCGCTTGCGGCAGCAGCTTTAACCAGAGGATTGGGTGGTACACCCGCCCGTGCAGGTATGGCCGCTACTGCTACCGCTCTTGGAACAATAGACTTCATGAACACCGCAGAGGTGTATTCCCAGTTACTGATGGAGACAGGAGAGTCTCGTCCTGCTGTTGCTGCGGGAACTGGTGCGGCCATGAGTGTGCTCGACATGCTGCTGCCGTTACGTGTAATAAACCGTATGGGTATGGGGCGAGGGTTTGCAGGGTATTTCGGAAAGGAACTAAAGAACCCAGACAAGAAGTTCCGCACTCTATTAGGGGGTGCGCTAGAGGGCGCAGTTACTGAAGGCAGTACAGAATATCTCCAGACTGTTTTTGAGAACATGGCCCTTCAGTATGTAAAGGCTGAGGATGCGCTTCCTGAGTTCTCAGAAGAGATGATGCTTGAGCAGGAGGAGGCGGGAGCCAGAGGAGCGTTAATAGGTGGGTTACTGGGGATACCAATCGCTTATGGGGGTTTAAGGAGGGCGGCACAGGCAAAGGCAAAGGCGCTTTCTGAGTTGGGGAAGGTGGCCGAAGAAAACAACGCCCCTGATACCCCGCTACCCACGCTAGATACCGTGAAGTTCAGGTCAGTTTTGAAGGGCGCTTTAAACACCAAAATAGAGGGGCAGCTTCCGGGCCTATCCCCTGAATACATGACAGCGGAGTGGTTCAGCCCACGTGCGAGACAGGCTCGGGCTACAGAAGAACATCTCAGAACTATGGGGGAATTTGGGGCCACGGGAGAAGAACAACTAGGCCCGAGAAGCCCGAGTTACTTGCAGAGTCTATACGGCGCATACCTTAATGGTCGAATGGAGAAGCAACTCTCTGACGTTGAGAAGACTGAGTTCGGTCAGATAGTAAGACGGGCAGGACAGCTTGCCATCCCTTCCTTTATTCCGGGGAGGGGGATGACAGCGCCATACGAAGGAACTATCTCTGGGATGGGAACGCCAGATGCTTCATGGGGCAAGCGCCGCATCTTACCTAAGAAAGTATGGAATGAGACACTTGGGGAATGGGTAACGCCGCCGCTCACTGATGAGCAGTTGCGTAGGATAGAGTATGGTGAGGATGCGACATTTGAAGGGACTATTCCTGACGTTATAGATTTAGATAAAGACCTCATAGTTACGGATGACTGGGGAGGCATCCCCGTTGGGAAAGTTGGGAAGTGGGCAGAGATGGGGTGGTGGCCTATAGGTAAAACACCAATCTTAAATCTGAGTAATGGCGCTCCGTCTATGAAGACAAACCCAAAGACGGGGAAACTTGAGCCGACTTACCATCTCATACATACAAATGGTGAAGTCACCATCAAGAGGGAAAGTACAAACAAGGAATCAGATTGGATAGTTACAGATAACGAGAGCGACAAGATTATAGATAGAGGCAGAACGATTGCCCCTCTTAAGAAGAAGTATGCCGTTGCTCCTTTGACACAGGCTCAGGGAGCGGAAGAAGCGCAGGAAACATTAGGCCAAGAAAAAGAAGACGCTCTAAGGGCGGCGTATGCACAGCACCTCACAGCGACTGGGAAGATGCCCCTATCCCGAGGCGACAAGGTTAGGTTGTGGAGAAATAATGAGCCGGGGGATGAAGTATTTACAATTCTGAACATAACCGCTGCTCAGAATCCTGCGCCCGGAATGTACGACGCAGAAAAGCCTGTAAGGCAAAGACGCATACTTGCAACTAGGGAAAAGTATGAGGAGAAGATAAAGGTAAGGGATGTCTATCACTTAAAGGACGACAGGACAGGGGACGAGGCTAAAATTGTACTCCCCGATGAAGGGCAGACATGGAAGGACGCTACTTGGAGATTGGTGGCAGTCCGACCAATAGGAGAAGTCCAACCAGAGTACACTGATAGGGTTACAAGAGCAGACATAGCGTATGCTGATCCAATCATACAGGATGATGAACTCTATGAGTATACAGAGAAAGGCGACAGGATAAAGATAGCGCGGGATAGAGGGGTAAATCTTAAGGCCTTCGAGAAACTCATGCAGGATAAGAAGTACAGGGGCAACTTTGAAAATGCCCTTGCTAATGCATCTATCGTTAGAGGAGAGAGGATATCAGCTAACGTAAAAAGGTATTCTGCTAGGGCCAAGGAGGCTATAGATAAGTTCATAAAAGATAGCGCGAAGACAAGGGAAGAGTTAGGGATTCCCTATAATCGTGCCGTTGAAGAAGAGAATAGGATTCTTGACTGGGCGATTGAGAAGCAGAAAGGGGTGCAACTGGAAGGCTCCTTAGAAGACAGTATAAAGGAAGCGGCCCAACTAAACTTTGAGCAAATGTCAGAAGAGGCAAGGTCTGAGTATGGTTTAGATGTCTTGCGCGGTCCAACAGAAGAAGAGATAGAGAGACTGGTAGGCCCAGACCTAGAGATTGCAGGGGCAAGATTAGCCGCAGGTGTTGATAAAGGAGAGGCCATTGAGGGGGAGGTCAGCCCTATTCCGCCTACCATCACGAAGAAAGAACCAAGAAAAAAACGCCTTGTCTGGAGACAAGACCCTCTCTTCACTAAAATGCTAAGGGAATACGCAGTAGACAAAGGCACCACTCTAGATAAACTCTCAAGCGAGGAGATAGCAGACGCTCAGTCCATAAACTGGCCTGAGGACAAGCCTATCGGTGGCTACAAAGTCTCAACCAAGAGAGAGATAGGGGAAGATACCAGAAAATCACAAGTATCTGTTGCAAAGGGGCAAGTCACAACAAGGCTAAAGGGGTTAGGGGCCGCTGAAGCAAGAAGGGAACAAGACAGGCTCACCGCCGAGGCTGAAGCGAAAGGCATAAAGGTTGTTCAGCCAGAGGGACACCCTAAAGACGCTTCTCTTCTAGATGTCCGTGACCCAGACACTCAGGTATTACCTTCCCCTGAAACGCACCATGTCAAGATCGCGCCAGAGGTGGCAAAGAGAGTAGGTATTAATCCTGCGTTTTTCCATAGGTATGAGACTTCTCCTGCAGAAGTTTCCTACATCCTATCAGCAGGCCAAGCACCCGAAGGGTACATAAAAATCCTAGGCCATCACATCAGCAAGATGGACGTTGTTGGTGTAGAAGAATTAACGGGGGAGGCACCCACTCTAAGTGTTGACTCCTTTATAAGGGTGGATTCCCCAGAGAATGAGCAGGTATTTAAACGGGGAAGGTTTTCACAGTCACTAACTGGTAGAAAAAGGGCATATGAAGCTGCTGAGGCCGGTGTTGAGGCATTGGTATCCGTGCCAGAGTCTATTCCGGGGCATGAGACAATTAGCGCAGCGTGGGTTGATCCTGTAACAGGAGGTGTCATAGTTCAGCGTGAGACTGAGTCTTCTGTCCGAGAACAGATGCGTGAAGTGCCTATTCGTGAACTCACTGGAGCGTGGAGAGGCCCCATAAAAGGGCCACCAATCCCAAGGTTTGACCCTGACTATAACAGGACATACGAAGTGTACCTCACTTGGGAGAGCAGGGAAGAGCATGAGGTGATGCTCAAGGAGTTGAAGAACAGGCTTCTAAACATAGAAAGGGTGGTCACTGAGCGTGGGCCAATGAAGTATGAAGAAGGGAGGGAGGCGCGGCCTAAGAAACTGAAACGTACCACTTTATATTTACATGACCTGACAAAGGACAAGAAACTTCTAGGTAAGAATCTTGATGCGTGGAGCAGGGATAAACAGGTAGAAGTTCAGCTTGAACCTAGTATGGTTCGCACCATAAATCGGGAAAGAAAAAGAGACAAACTTCCCGCCCTGCCAGTGGATACAAAGTTCCGTGTATATCGTGCCTTCCATGAAACAGACGAGGGGATAATTGGATTGCACACTATAGAGGAGCAAAGGCCACCCTTAACTGGTAAAGAAAACAGAATATTAGTATCGTACCTAGGCTATACGAGGGAAGTCCCAATTAAAAAAGCCACTAAGGCATTTGTAAGAGGGAAAATAGAAGAGAGGATAGGGGGTTTAACCGAGTACGAAACCTTAGTTTCAAAAGGCCCGGCACAAGGAGCAAGGTTGGTCGCATCCTTTAACACAAACCTGAAGGGCGATGTCGCAGAGATGGAGAAGTTTTTCCATGATATGTTCATCCCGCAAACCCATGCGTTTGGTAGATGGGGAGAGAAGCGAGATGTCTTCTTGTCTAAAAGGGCGAAGGAGTTAAAGGAGCAGAAGGGTGTCACCGCACTGGTTAGTTTCTTTGACGGTGGTACTATGGAAGGGAGGATAGGAAAGGTAAGGCAAGAGGCGGGTACTTTTGAACTTATCACCACTAAGGAAGAGTGGAAGAGAGAACTACCTATTGAGATGGATATCCTTGGGTACGACGCTATCCAGTTTGATGTTCCCGCTGCACCCAAGAGAAAGATACCTGAGATAGAAATGGCACCGGGTGGATACCTTGATGTGCTAGACATAGGCCACAGGGTACGGCCTATGGTCTTTAAGGGTGAGGGGGTAGTAGACAGAACACCGTGGACGGTATCGCACCTAGCCCCCCCGACTGGGTTGGTTAGACTGGAGGTTATTAAAACCCCCTCTCCATCAGGGAAGCGCGGGACAGAAAAATACACCATCATTGTCGATGGTATCACAGAGACAAACGCTCTCGGTGCCGACAAGTTTGGTGTAAAGCAGACTGTTGCATTTATTAACAAGCTGTCTAAGGAGACAGACAGAGGGGAAGGACTAGATATTGTTAGTCTACCAGAAGAAATAGCCGCTCAGAATAGGGCGTGGCGCGTAGGCCCACAAGGAGAAGTCGTTACGTCCTACGCCGGGCGGACGATCAACTTTGCCAGAACAGATTATGTTGCTCCTCCTCTTGCGGGTAAGGTTTCCCTTGGGTGGGAAGTGGGATCATCTGTCTACGACGACATAAATAAGAACATAGACGAGAACAACAAGAAGACAGAAGCACAACTGAAAGTATTAAAGGATGCTTTTGCAAAGACAAATGCAGCGCCGGAGATAATGGGACCGCCTGCACCAGTGACTGAGCCTGCAGAAGTTAAGCCTGATGTGGTAGTGCCTGCAGAGACACACGTTGTAAATGAAGGCAAGATGCTCCGGGATTTAAAGAAAGCAGAAGATAGCGACGTATGGGTAGACTATGTAGAGAAGTACCCATTCCTTCTGGACTATGACCCAGACACCAATAGATATGAGTTTGATCTGAGGAACTGGAGCATTGAGGAAACGCCAGAAGGATTGAGGTTCGCCAGAAGAGAGAGGCCACTGACTGACGCTGAATTCAAGGAGGCGGCAGGAGCAATAGCAACTGCTCCAGAAGTTACACCAGAAGACACAACGCCTCCGCCAGAGGTTACGCCAGAAGTCACACCACCCCCTGTGTCTGTAGATGAAGGTGACACCACCAAAGAAGCTATTCTAGAGTACGCTACTCGTTATTTAAACGATGACAAGACACCTGCCGAAGAAGGTGAATTAGGGGTAACTATCGGGGAAGATATGTTTGTCATGGCATCAATTCCCGGCGTGACTAAGAAAGAAATAGATACAGCTTACAATCTGTTAGACGAGGGAAGTACAAGGGGATTGCTTGGGTTTCAAGAACATACAGTAGCTGAAATGATAAGAGATGTAATTGCTGTTCAGCGCGGAGTAAAACCTTACCAGTACGGGGAGGTTATGGAGGGCGACCAAAGAGTGTGGAAGGGGCAGATGTCTGGAATTCCACAAGACAGCAAGTGGGGTAGAGGTGGTTGGATAGAAGGAGTTCTTGTATCCCAAGGGCTAGTGTTAAGGGAGAGCACCCCGTCTGAGAAAGCACAAGCCACCAAACGGGCAAATGAGGCTGCGAGAAGGAAGGAGTATACTGACTTAGAGAAAGACCTGCGTCAGGGAGTGCCAGACGACACGGGTAAGGAACAGGCTGCTGCGGCTATAGAAAAAAGGTTACAGCAAACTGGAACTCGTGATACATCTAGGGATATCACGGATGAAAAAGGTAATGTAATATTTGAAGGTTACACTTTCCAAAAAAATCCCCCCGCATCAGCCACTCGTATTGCCAAGGAAACAGATACAAATGACAAAGTCCTGACAGAAAAAGAGGTCAAGAACAAGACGCTGTTGGAACTGCCGCTTAACCAGAAGTTCAAGGATAAGTTTGGCGGTGAGTGGCAGAAAATACAGCAGGTGGGTGACAACAGGAGCCTGCTTAAGTTTATCGGGGGGACCAAACCAAACCTGAGTTTTCAGATAGAGGCAGAAGGGAAGAAAGGCACAATTGATTTTCAGCCTAACATGACGATAGAGGCTGACTCATGGAGCACACCATCTGATCTATATCTGCTTCCAGTGGAGTTAAGCGGTGTTCCCGGTAAAGGCGGTACAACCGGGGAGAAAATCTCGGTAGACAATGTCATAACTAACTTTTCAGTAGTGCAGCCATTGCCTACAAGCGACAGCAGAGGCAGGATTACATACAACACAGGACTAACGCCAAAGGAATTCAGAGAAGAGGTTGCCAAGAGGACAGGTAAACTTAACCTTGCTCGACTAGAGAAACAGGGCGCTATTAGAATTGTACAGAACCAACAGGATGTCCCTGACCCTCCCCAAGGACTAGCAGTCAGGGCGGTTGAGCGCAATGGACAAGCGTGGTTCATAACTAACAACATAAAGAAAGAAGAGATAGGCGGTGTGTTCGCGCATGAACTTGGTGTACATGTTGGCGCGAAGAACATCTATGGGCAAGAGGAGTGGAACTACATCCTAGCCAGTGCTCGTAGCCTGCGTGAATCGTCTGATGAATGGCGGAATTCTTTTCGCCTAGCCGCCGCGCTATTCAACTTTGTATCTGCTGCACCTACCTCTCTCAGCGAAGCGGCAAGCAAAAAATGGAACCCATATACTAAGCAAGAGGCGCAGTCTTTCATAGAAGAAGAGGCCATAGGCTACTACACAGAGGCAGTCGATCCCTATCGTGGAAGGAAGGAAGGGATTGTCGATGACATGTGGAGGACTCTTATGGACTTGGCATTAAGAGTCAGGGCGCGGATGCGGCGGTGGTTAGGGAACATTGTCGGTGTTGAAACCAAGCTGAGTGAGAAAGAACTGCTTGCTTTTATCCGTGGCGGCATTCGTGGAGCACACAACAGGAACGTAGAGCAGGCTTCTATCCGAAGCACTGAGAACTACTCCGCTATCTTTGATAGTGAAGCAGGACTGGCCTTGGACCAAAAGGCCATAGATACAGCCAATGCAGTCCTGAACAGGTACACCAGTGAGAAGGCATTGGAGAACGTATCATTGGTTAGGGCTATTAAGGATAAGATTCTAAAGTTTTTCTACCCCCTTAAGCCTTTGTCATACTCCGGTATGTACAAGATGGGGCGATCAGAAACGGAGGGGCTGAAGGGAGAGAAAGAAAAAATAGGACAAGAGATTCTCAAGACCTATGAAAACATTTCCAAGGAAGAAAATGATCAGGCAGTAGAGTACCTCACTACTCCCGATGCTGATTCCATGATAATAAAAAGCAAAAGAATTAGGGATGCAACTGTAAAATATAAGAGACTCATCAACGATTTAGGAGAGCAAGCTGTAGCAATGGGGCTAATCCCAGAGGAAGAACTCATTAAAGATGCGTACTTGCCTAGAATATTCCTAATGAATCTATTGAGTACAAAGAATCCAACCTCAAGCCCATGGGGAAGAAAGCCCAGTCAACTGCACTGGACGAAAGAAAGGATAGACATGTACGAAGAGATGAGGGAGATGAAGGGCGAGATCACAGACGTGAGGTACTTGGTTTACAAGGCCTATACAATTCCCGCGCAAGACATGGTGCTTTTAGATTTCCTCCAAGGCATATCACAAGAGAAGGCATTTGAAGAAGGGAAGGCCCCTTGGGTTCTCCCCACTCAGTGGATTGCATACAAGGTAACCGATCCTAAAACTGGTAAAACCCTTACCAAGCGTAGAACAGTAGCTGCTATCAGGAGAGAGATACAAGGACTTAAAAGAGTGTCTGATTATCCCGCGACATCAGAGAGGGTAAGGGAAAACATAGCTGCACATATTGGAGAGTTGGAAACACAGGTAAAGAAATTCTACGTAAAGATTGGTGCTCCCCCAAATCCAACGCCAGAACAAGTAAACGATGCTATCCAAAAATACCACAGCAAGGAGTATGATCCAACGAGTTTCAGGCCAATTCCTGAGGATGATCGATTCGGGCCGTTGTCGGGAGCATGGGTTAGAAAAGAAATATACGATGACATATTAGGCAACGCAGACGTAGCCTTTGGGGAAGCAAACCCGTGGAACCCATTCGGAACACATACTAGAATGGCAAGGTGGGTGTCCATATTCAAACTTCTCAAGGTTCCCCTCAACCCACCTAGTGCAGCTAGGAACATGGTAACCAACACTGTCAACCTGCAGTTACTAGGGGGTATGCCATTCTCAGCCCAACCTTCTCGTCTACGTGCCGCATTTCTAGCAGAGTACAGGGGTATTGACGACGGTCCAAAATTCGGTAACCTCGGGCCAGACGGTAAGGGCCTCACCGCACACCAGATAGCAAACAAATATGGGATCAGCGGGACCACCCTTGTCTCCGCTGAACTGAGGCAACTTGAAGAGGTGTTCAGGAGAGCGGAGAAAGAGGGAGTCTTTTCTCTCACACATAAATTTGGAGAGTGGGCAAGAAAGATTGGGAAAACTGGTGCTGAGATATACCAGATGTTAGAAGTTATGGGCAAGACAGCACTGATTCAATACAATCTGGAACACAAACAACACATCCTAGAGGAAATACGAAACCTGCCAGAAAATCTTGGGCCAGACGGCAAGCCCGTTATCACCCTTGAATACGCAGCAGTCCTAGAAGCCAACAGGGTATTGTTCGATTACAGTGAGGTGTCACCCATAGTTCGGGGCCTGCGATCATCGTTCTTTGGAGCACCCTTCATCACCTTTCAGGTTAAGGTTCTGCCAGAACTGCTCAAGGTAGTGGCGAGATATCCTTGGAGATTCTGGCCATATGTCTCCTTATATGCCGGTGCTCAAGCACTCTTTGGCAGCAACCCGTTTGAAGACGACGAGTGGGAGAAGGTTATTCGCCTTGCCCCAGAGTGGATACGGGAGAGAGGGAGTGGTTTTATCATGCCCTTCAGGGACGAGCACGGCAGGCTGCAGGTGGCTGACCTTTCCTACTTCTTCCCATGGAGTGGCATAACACAAACCGTAGGGGGGTTGGTTAAAGGAGAGTGGGGCCAAGCCGCCAGAGAGGCAGGCCTTGTTGCCCCCGGTTGGCAAGTAGCCAACGCTCTTCTTTCCAACAAAGATACATTTACGGGACGTGAGATCATAGACGAAAACGATTCGGCCTTTGACAGGGGCTACGCCACACTAAGCTATGCGTGGCAGATGTCTATGCCTAACGTACTCACACGCCGTGGCTTCATCAACATGCCATCTCTGGTAAAGGCGGTGGCGAGGATGGACTCTAGTGAATTAGAGGGAAAGATATTCGACGCTACCATGGGAAGGACCAACAGGTATGGCGAACCAAAGAGAGACGTAACAGCGGCGGCACTGTCCTTGGTGGGGCTGAACCTAACTCCCATACCACCCGGCGCAAGAGGCGTTCAGATAAAAAGACATATAGCCCAAGAGCGCCGACTCAAGGCGGAGATAACAAGCGTCCGTGATGATAGGAGTCTCTCTAAGAAACAAAGAGACAGGCAGGTTAATCACCTGCGTCGTAAAGTAGACGAGGCTAGGGAAGAAAGGAGAAAATTCTCCGAAGAAACAGCGGGGGTGGGCGCAGCGCTATGAGACTAGTGGTAGTGGAGTGGCTAGATATTTATGCCACTTGTGGTTGGGAAAAAGCAGACGAGGCAGAGCCACAGCGCCTATGGAGCACGGGATACCTCGTCCATAAGGACAAAAAGGTGGTTAAAATAGCCACCACCAAAGACGAGAAAGGTGAGTGGTACAGCTTTCACGCATTCCCCGCAGGATGTATAGTTTCTATTACCAACATCACAAGTAATCCCGAAGCAACTTCCTCTGAGTAACAGCCACAATCTCATCATAATAACCCTCTCCATCTAGTTCTTTCAGCATAATTACACCCCTCCACCACTGGTGTTCTGTATCCTGACACCAGTTCTCACTGTAGTCTGGGTGGCTGAAACACCCGGCACTCAGCCCGAATATCTTCTGCCCGTCAGGGCGTGTCTGTTCAGCGTGGTTGTACAGATGGGTGTGTCCCTGAACCGCGCTACAGTGTAGCTTAGAAACGAGCGTGTGGCCCAAATGAACGCTGCTGATGGGCCTCCCTGCTATACCAGAGGTGAAGTAATGGCTGAATGTAATGCCAAACAGAGTGATAGACTGCTTAAAGCCTACCACCCCCCACCCAAATTGCTTGTACTGGAGGTCATCCACTGAGATGGCTCCGTCCAACTCCGGCGCTGAGTTGGTGGCTCTGGTTATCCTGTCCTCGTGGTTACCCAGACACATGTAGAACTTAGGCCTGTACTGCTTGTCCTTGTTCTTGCGTCTGCGGTCATTGAACTTACGCAAAGGGGCAAAGAATTTCTCTTGGGCTTCTACGGCACTGATGACATCTTTTCTATACCGCCTGCCTTCAAACCCCTTTGTTCCCCTGTCATAAGAAGAGAGTGACGGCAGGTCAGCCCAATCGCCCAAGCACACCACATACTCAGGGCGCTCCCTCATTAGGTACTGACCTACCGCCGTAAACCTTTCGTTGTCGTAGTCCGGTGCTGCATGGGCATCAGGGATAATAAGAAGGTTCACCCTAGCTAACCTCCGCCATATCTTCTAGGAGAAATCTGGCGTGTGGTTCCATATCAGCCTTGTCGCCTCGCTTCATCTTTGTTCTGCCGTTCCACTCTACTGTATAGGGGGTAGCGCCCTCCGGCGCACACGGCCTCGCCATATAGATGGAGCCATCATCCTCCCAGTTAACACAAAGCCAACACGGGACACCAACAGACTCCCATCGTGAGGCAGTTAAAACCTTATGCATGGCCACCAACCATGACGGGTACTTCTTTTTACGACATTTAATCTCAATCACACGAGGGCCGTTGGGTGCCTCGCAGTAGTAATCCACCCCATAGGATATGTTCTCCACCTTCTCGTAGGTGCAGTTCAGCTTCTCTGCTAGGATACGCATGACCTTGCGCTCCTTAGTCAGGTGCTGTGCTGTCTCATAAAGGGGGCGGTTCATCTCAAGCTGTCCATTTCTGAATTGAAGTCATAAAGCGCCTCTTCGTACAGAACTTCTAGTTCTCCTATCCAATCCTTAAGAAGGTCTGCTTTCATCAAGGGGGATAACTTATCAAACTTGGAGGTGAGCGGGACATCCCCTTCGCCGCTATCAAGGTCGGCTCTAAGTGTTAGTACCGTTGTCATATTTCACATGCTCCTGCCATACAGGCAAATTCCTGACTGCTTGTGGTCTGATCCTCTTCTTCCTTGACCGCATCCCAATCTATCTCAGCAGGGAGTGTCTTGGCCAGTTTCTTGTACGTCTGAGGCGAACAGTCCTCATATGGGGCCAACTCATAGCTGTGGTCATCGTCTGCGTGAGGAAGAAAGCTAACACCAGATAGGATGTTGAAGTTCTTATGCACCCATGCACCCACCTCTACCCACTCGTTCTCTCTGACAGAGACAGTGATAGAGGGCTTGTGTTCACACCAGTTGAGGGCGAACTTCTTCCAGATGTCCAGATGCTGAAGGGCAGTAATGTCATGGCGAGTGATCGCCCCCTTAGGCGATTTCATACCAAACTCAAACACCCATGACC